CGGCGTATCCAATGAGATCGAGATACGAATCCTCGCGCTCTGGACTTTCCACCATTCTTGAGAGTTTCGTTGCGATAAAAATAAGTGCCAAGTCAGATGGGTCTCTGAGCTGAATACCGAGCACTCGCGCGATTTTGTAAATGCGTAATAGATTGTGCCTCGGGTCGCCATATTCCAGCCCTCGATCGTCGAGGGTGTTACCAGCGTCCGAGAGCCAGTCACTTAACGATCTCTCTGACATATTGATTACTCGCCCTTCCTCGCTTGTATCCTTCATTAAAGGCTTTTGCTTTTGCCGATTCGATAAACGAATAAGCCCATAATCCTGCAACAAATAGTGAAATGATGATGATGATGATTTGCTCGGCTGTGAAGTCATTGGACATCCGCGCTCACCCCATAACGGTCAAGCCAGTAAGCGGAAATTTCTTCCCTGCTTAGACGGCCTCGAGCAGACTTGCGCCCAAGTGACTCAAGTGCATATCTGCGGACAATTGTGCCTTTGACGAAATGCTGTCCATCCGTCCAAGCACCCGATTGGGTATCAAATCGAATTACCCTCGGTTTATTTATCATTTTGCTCCCTTCTAAACCCTCGTAAATGGATTTAGGGGATAAATGTATTTAATTAAATGTATTTATACAAGTAGCAATTCGGAGTGTCGCAATTCGATGAAGCCCACAAGCTTCTGAATCGGCTTACCGCCTGCGAAATCGGTTTTATCTGCCATAGTGCGTAAAAGCCACTGGGGCTCGTCTAAGGCCCCTAAGTCGAACTGGTAGATACCTTGAGGGGTGGAATTGATATAAAGGGTTCTAGAGCCTGTCCTAGCCCTTATTTCGGCCAAGTAATCCCACTTCTTCTTCTCGATAAGCAAAGTTGGGTAATGGGTCCTGCGGCATTTGATTTCGATATAGGCATCAGAGGTGACACCGTCTGCTCGGTCGGTCGCTGATAGAGGCGTTAAGTCCGGATAAACCGACTTGAGAGCCTCAAAGAGTTCGACTTCCCGGAAGTAGGTCATTCGTCGTCTTCGTCTTCCTCGAAGGGTTTGACCTCGGGATGTTTCGGATCAACTATCCAATCAGGATAAGAATCGCGGTCCATAGCAAAAGCGAGAGCTGTGCCTTCATCCATCCCTGCCCGACGGCAGGCATCAAAAACCTCTTTGGCGGCAATAGCCCAATAGTCAAGTTTGGTCAGAAATGGGTCTTTAACTGTGCGCCGACGCTTGGCGGTTTTCTTAACGACGCGCTTTTGGTTTTGCTTTCGCTGGGCCACTTAGTCCCCTTTCCAATGCCAATTCTAACTGGGACTCCATCTTTTCAAGTCTAAGGAGAATCGGTGTGTTCTCAAGCTTGATAATGTATCTCAGGCCAGCGATAAGAAGTCCGACGCTACCGAGAACTGAAGCGATAAATGCGGCGATGTCGGACGGTTGCATTTACTTCTTCTTAGGCGAGACGTATCCAAGAACGGCGCAGGTGACAGCTCCTAGAACGGCGCGATAATCGAGATTGAAGTTAGTTGCCTGCCAAGCTGCCAAGAATGCAGCTGTGCCAATTAGTGCGGCTTTAAGATTGTTGTTCATTTAGTTCTCCTTGCTCGGGATCGGGGATAACTTCAATAACATTATTGTTGGGCTTACTTGAATCGAAGCCCCCTAGTCCATAAACAATAGTTGGCATTATGCAGCCCTGATTCCGATAAGTGGGAAGTCCGTACTTGTCGTTAATGTGCCTGCTGTGAGAAAACCTGAACTCGCATTTACGCTTTCATTAAATCCGATTCGAGGACTTTCAGTAAGAAAATCAAGACTTGGAAAATTATACATTGAAGACAATGTGGCGTTTCCACCATTAACTCCGGCAAAAGCATTAGTTGTGGCAGCGGTTATTGAATTAAACGCTAACCAATAAAATCCAGCGTCTAACGTTTGGTTGATGGTAATTTCATAACTTGTAAGAATAGCCGCAGGTGCGACGGTTCCAGCATCCAATAAAACGGTTCCCGGTTGTCCATTGGAATCGTTGTAAATACCGATTCTTACACTCCCTGAGCCACTAAAACTTGCAGACGTTCTCAAGCCAATTCGATCATAAGTGGTTGTGCTTGGAATTAGAATTGGAGTATATCTAGTGACATTCGCCGTGTATTGCCTACTTACCGCAGCATTACTAACAAGCGTTCGGTAATAACGTCCCGAATAATGTTGGGTACTAAACGCACTCCCACTTGACCCAGTAGCACCTTGAGCACCAGTGGCACCTTGGGCACCGGTTGCACCGTTTGCACCTGCTGGACCTTGCGGACCTGTCGGGCCTTGCGAACCAGTAGCACCTTGGGCACCAGTGGCACCTTGGGCACCGGTTGCACCCTCTGCACCTGCCGGACCTTGAGAACCAGTAGCACCTTGGGCACCAGTGTCACCCTGAGGTCCTTGTATTCCCGGATCACCTTTTGCACCATCAGCACCAGTTGCGCCCTGAATACCAGTCGGGCCTTGAACTCCGGTTTCACCTTGAGGTCCGGTTGGTCCTTGAGGTCCGGTTGGTCCTTGAGGGCCGCCTGCTGGTCCTGCTGGACCTTGTGCGCCAGTGTCACCTTTTGGTCCTTTAGGACCCGGGAAAAGATTATTTGAACTGATTGTCACTCTAGCCATTAGAACCTCCTAATAATGGAACGTTCCAAAATGAATTATTGTCATCAGCTGATTTCTTAAATGAAAAGTGCGCGTGTTTGCGATGTGGGTTGATTCCCTTATATGTACGCCACTTCCACAAAGATTTCGGACTGCAAATCTTTCCATCAAAAATAATGTAGGCGAGTCTTTTGCGACCGTACTTACGGAGTTGTTCCACAACTCGATGCATTTCGTCAGGATAGGAGCCAAGGTTGGCCGTTACATCGATGGCTCGAACCCAGCCTTTTTTGTCCGGTGTGTGATCTGATTTAGAAGTATGGCGAGCATCGCCAATCCAGCCATCGCTTGAGCGATTGCGGTCCGGATAGCAGTCGTCAAATTGCTCGCGCAACTGGATGGCGGCTTTACTCAGTTTCGGTTGCATTGGCCTCTTGGTCGATTAGGTATTGAGCGTATTCTTCTTGATTCATCTCGCGTTCAATTGTTTCGCCAGTAATACAGTTAATGACAATAATTGTTGGCATTAGTTTCTCCCATATACTGTAATTTTGCCCGAAGCAAAAGCCCCAGCGGTATAAAAATCAATACGATCAATGGCTGTATCAGGGAAATACAAACCATTTGAATTGTAAATTAATGCTCCAATAGAACTGATGTGACTATATTCAATTTCTTTGACCAATTGCGTTGGAGTTTTAATTTTGATTATGCCACTCACCGGAAATGTTGCATCTAAACCACCAAGAAAACACCCATCCTCTGAAGCAGCTGGTGCTGGTTCCCCGTTTGAAGCAATACCAATTCGAGCATAATTTCCCGAAGTCGAATCATTGTTTAATCTGAAACTTAATGTCTGACCAGCACCGGTTGATTTCAATTGTTTATAGATTACACACAATTCGTTATATTCACTGATTGACGTAAAACTTACAGTGCTACCCGATGTTGGGGATGAAGTAGCAATTTGCACCCACTTATTTGAACCACCCAGTTTTGAAATTGCCATTATGCGATTTCCGTTCCAAAAGCATTGAAAGAAAGATTCGCACTGGAAGCATAAACGCGAATTTTATCGGTGGCATCAAGAGTGATTCCAAGCGATAACGCAACTGTGTCATTGCCGTTGATTGGAGCGTCATAAACGAGATACTGCTCATTCGCTAGGGCTGCTCCATTGGCTGAAACCGAAACGCGATAAGTTGCTGAAGCAGAACCGCGATTGCTAATGACCAAAGAGGAAACGATTGTTTCGGTCGCTGAAGGGACCGTATAGAGATCAGTTGAGGTGGTCGCGCTTGGTGCTGACTGACCCAAGATTTTGTAAGTTGTCGTTGCCATTTAGATTCCCATCAAGAGGAAAGGATGAGGAATTTCACCCTTAAAGTTTTCGATTTTATCCACCGTCGCATCGATGGCATTACCAAGGGTTCTCATAGCAGCTGCGCCGTCCTTAACGAAATCATTATCGTCGGGTTCTTCCCAGCCGTAAATTGGACTATTAGCCACCTATGCTCCTACTCGTAGTCTTGCCATTGTATCGCAGGATCCACATCTTCCCATTCAAGAGTGGCCAAGACATCTTGCCATCTTTCGGGAACGAGACTATAAGCCGCTTCAGTTGAGTTAATGGTCAGGCTGGCCTGCTGGCTGTTAATGGTCAAATTCCAGCCCTCAACAAAGCCTTTGTAAGTGCCGTTATAGATTGCCGCTGGAAGTCCTTGGACCTCGATTGGCTTACCCATATAGAGCTCGATAAGCGTATTGCGCTGGCTTGTTGAAAGGGCATCGACATCTAACTGAACGGTGAATTGGCTAAGGGATGTTCGGGGAATGGCTCGGAGGGCTAAGTAACGATCTAGTTGGTCTTGAGCCTGACCGCCCTGCTCGAGTTCTGTAATGATGTCCATTGCTCGGATGCCGTAATTGCTAATCGATGTGGCATTGGTCCCGGTGACTGTTGCGTTGGCTTTGTATTCTAACTCGATGTCATTTGCGACATCTGTGAAAGTCTTATTGCTAGTGACTCCTGAAGTGAGGATAGAGCCGCTTGGAATTTGAAAATAGCCGCTTGTCTGCGCTTCGGTGGTTCGGCGAGATTCATTGGCAAAACCCACTTCGCCTAAAGTGTTTTCGTAAATATAGCCAAAAGCCATCCCTGAATAGTAAGCCGCTAAGTTGTAGCAGTCTTGAGCGATATGGGTGATGCTTGTAAATTCATAGATTCCTGGGGTATCCACCACATCGACCGGGACTCCGGCAGCTGTGAAGATTCGGTCCATACGATCATCGTCGTACTCTTTAGGCCAGCTGCCCCCAGTGATGGCTCGGGACATCTTGGCAAATGGACCTAGTGCGCTAATGCGATGAACGCTCACTTTGACGTTAGTTGATGAGAATGCGCTGAGGTTGGTGATGTCGCTGAGGTTCCCTGTGAATACCGTCTTATCGATTCCCGAAGAATTCTG